GTATAATAAAACGTTGTAATGGAGTTACTGTATATCTGAATAAAAGAGGAGAACCTTCTTTAATTCTAACATTTCTAAATGTGTATCTGTTACTAAGGTATACCGCAGTAATATCTTCAACTGTATAGAAGTTATAAGAAGTACCATCGATAGTAGTAACAAATGGTGTGTTTTTAGGAATAATTAAAGTATCTGGTGTTGTGGCTGGGTTGGCGACTACAATATCAATAATAGCTGTTGCTGCAGTAGCTGATTGTGGAGTATATCCAAGAGATTTGGCTATTGAAACAACAGAATTTCTTTTACTTGCTGAGTCTAAAAACGACTCATTAACAGCCAAGTTTGTATAAAGAGCATTATAGTGTGTATTATAAGCAAGAACATCTAATAGAATTGATAATCCAGAACCTTCAAAATCATAATCCTGAAATTGGGTTTGACCTTGTAAATAGGTTTTTAGATTTGATTTAATCTGATCAAAATCTAATTCGGTAGTTGAAAGTTTTTTATTCGCCATTATCGTGTTCTCTTAAGTATTAGATCTACTTGGATTGGTCTTTGTGTGTTTACAATAGAAAATTCTATAGATACAGAAACTTCATTAGAGTCTGCCAAGTATCTAACAGAAACATCTATTAGGTTAACTCTTGGTTCAAAGTTAATAATTGTATCACTAATTGCTCGCTTTAATAACACAGTAAGCATCGGTGTTGCTGGTTCAAATAATAACCCACGTATTTGAGAACCAATTTCTGAATGAAACGGTCTCTCATAATTAGAAGTCATCACTAAATTCTTAACTGACTGTTTAATAGCCTGTTCGTCGTATTTTAAAGTGATGTCGTCCGTCACTGGATGTCTAGTGAAGTTAAGGTCTATATCTGAGAATATTCTAGTATTTCTTGCCATCTATTATTTATGCCTAATTAATGAACACATTTGGAGATCCTTGTGAAGCAATATCCCCACAAGATAATTGATCACCAACTCGTGCTGCTGCAACCCCGTTAATAAAAACATTTGGAGATCCTTGTGACATAACTGCATCGTGAGAAGAAGTTCCACAAGTATGCACTGGCCAATGGTCACCAACTCTATGCGCTGCTATACCGTTAAAGAATACGTTTGGAGAACCTTGATCGTTTGGTCTTGGTTCATAACAGTGACCAGCTGAACTATCGCCTAATCTAACTGCAGCTGGCATTATAGACTCATTTCTGGATAAAGGTTTAGAGCATTCTTATATTCACTACCACTCTTAACTGCTGTGGAAAAAGCTGCATTGGAATATCCAGAATTATATCTTATAGTTAACACCCAACTTGATGACTGTGAGCCAGAAACAGTTCCTGTATAATTTACAGTGAATGGAATATCAATAAAATTTGATGATGGTGGAACATATTGGTAAAGCCCAACATAATCACTATCGATATTTGAGAATCTAGTAGCAGTTTTATATACTTTATTACCATTCTCATCAACAGACTTAAGATATTTTAATGTTCTGGCAAACATATCAGGAAACGTACTTGAGAATGTGAAAGAATCTCCAACCCAAGATATAACTAAATCCGATGGACCACCAGAAGCTGTAACAGAATCTATGGTAACAGCATCTTGTAATGCTGGAGGTATAGCAGTTGCTGGTACTAATTGCACTGTTGTTCCAGTAGTACCTACAAATTCATCCAATTCTAGCATAGCAGGAGAGAATGTTGTCATAGTAAGTAGAATCCTTTAGGCTGTCCATTTTCGCGTTTATATACAGAACCGTTCAACATAGTAAATGCCATCTTACGATTCGCTCCACCTTGACCGACTGTATCACCCTGTTTAGCACCACGATAACCTACGTGAACCCAACAAGAACTTGGTTGGTCATATTCAAGAATAATTTGATCGTAAGGCAGAATCTTTTCGATAGCCTGAGCAAATTCGTAATGACGTTGTTTACGAGTACCATCTTTTGGTAATAAACTAATATCTGTTGCTCTACCATATGGGTGATCAGACGTTGGAGCATTGACAGAATTTCCAGTGCTTCTATAACCAGAGTTAATAGTCCATTGTTTACCATAACCAGATGCACCACCTGGAAGTAGTCCAGCTGATATTAAAGGTTCTAATATATTCTCGCATAATTGAGCAAGGTTACACACGATTTGTTGTTTAGTTAAACCGCATTGATCTTTAAGTTTATTTTGTCCATTCACACCACCATCAATCATCATACCAAGAGTGAATGATTTTGATAACCTAAAGTCATTAGTGAATTGTTCAGTTGAGTAAATAATTTTACAGCTGGCAATAGTATTTTTATCCGTACCACCAGTTTGTTTAGTTGCAGAGTCTTCAGCAGGTGTATTTTCTGGAGTTTGTTCTCCATATTTTTTATTCAATTCTTCGCGTTTAGCTTTACCTTCTGGAGTATTCCAGTCATCTTCTGTTTCAAATCTGAACGTATCTTCACCAGCAGTTTCAGGTGGAATTGTATAAGAAATACTTGGGTTTAGTGGTGCTCCAGCTGCGGGAGGTGTTAAAACTACTGAAGAAGCAGAAGCAGACGCGCCACTATTCATATTAACAACTGGTGCATCTAAAGCATATGCAGATCCAGCCTGAGAATGCATAGCACCACCAGCTTTTGATAATAGATGAGAAGCTGCTCTGATATTCATTTCTCCAGCAGTTTGTGAAGATAAGTTACCAACCGAATAAAGAGAATAAGTCCCACCAACAGCAACTTCCATATTTCCAGCAACACCAAGTTTATAATCTCCACCAACTTGCATAGTAGCATCACCAGTAACTTCAATATTTGCATCTGATTTACATAAAATGTTAATATTACCATCAACAGTTAGGTTTGCCTCTCCAGCAATATAGATACAACCATTTCGATCTATAATAGTATAGCGGTCACCAACGATATGAGTAACCTCAGTACCATTAGCATCTACCTCAGTAAAAGTACCTTTTCTATGATAAGTACTAATACGTTCGTTTCCTGGAGTATCGTCCCATTCTTGCACGTGTCCAGATTCAGTTTCCATAACGTGGTTGAATGGATATTTTGCAGCATATGTTGAAGTTGGCTCGTCAAATGTGCCTTGTCCAAGAGCTTTGGCGATACCAACTACTCTATTAGATTCTTTTACGTTTACGTTCGTTCCATTTTTAACACCACGAGCTAATCGGTTTGTATCAGGTTCATTAATAAAACCCTTTAGTGGATATTTGTTATTTGGATCTTTAAATCCAATTGGTCCATTCTCAGAAGAAGGTGCAGCAGAACCTGAACTTGATTGTTGTTCTGTTGGTGGTGCTGATTGTGGTGCTGCAGATTTATCTTCCGTAAATGATGATGGAGCTTTTGTTCCATAAAAATACTCATAGTATCTTAAACGACGAGCAGCACCTTCTTCATTAGCATCTTTACCTTGCGCTCTTTTGGCAGCATAGAAGTAGTCTGGGTGTGCAGTTTCTGAAACGTTTTTAAATTTTCTTTTGGTATTATCCCAAATCATCATTGCAGATGCTTGTGCGCTGACATTTAAATCGGTCGATAATAGTCCTGGATTTCCTAATAAATCTACGCCAATTTTATTACCATAAAATCCATATGCATATCGACCAGTAATACCAGTTAAACCACGACCAAAGTATTTACCACCATCTCCAGGTTGAGTGTTACCTAAACCTGAACCATTATTCTCTGGAGCATATACAAAGTCAAAGAAAGATTCTCTCGTACCTTTCCATCTTGCATATTCTGCAGCTTTTTCTGGATGCTTCTTGGTAAATGTTGTATAGAATACTTGCTTAAGAGCAGCTTCAGAATAACTATACCCTTCATCTGCTGGAATGTATCCCGACTCTCCACCTGCCATAGCAAGAATAGAACACTTAACTTCTCTACTTGTAATACCAAACTTTTGACAAGCAGCCAATAAAGCTTGAATAGATTTCTTACGTTGATCTCTTAATGTTTTAAATTCTGGTGGTGGATCAGTAGGAATATCTGTAGTAACAGTTGCTGGTGGTGTAGAATCTTTAGATGGTTCAGCTATTGATACTGCCTCGCCACTATCTGAGGATACAACTTCAGAAGGTTGAGAAGGGGTTTCCCCAGTGGTTTCATCTTTAAATACGATACCAATTGGATCTGCGTCAATTGCTCCAGGAGTTTGCGGGATACCACCAATAGAACCCATCATCACTGGGTATTGTTGGTCGCTATCTCCATCTCTAAACATAAGAACAACCCAAGTTCCTTCCACTGGACCAACTGGAGCATTACCAATACCAGACATGGCAGCAGAAGTGATAGGCTGCATTGGATATGCCCAAGGAAGATCTTCTGTTCTTAATTTAACTTTATCGTGTGTATGTAATCCAACAATACGAACTTGACATCTACCAAGTTTTAATGGGTCTTGTCTATTCTCAACTACACCTTGAAATAACTGCATTATTTTCTACCTTCATTCAAATCGATAATAAACGAATCTTTTGTCAATTCCATCGCACACTCATGCTTTTCTCTATTAATGTAATGATTAATAGCAGAGATGATATAGTTTCCAGATAAAACTTTATCTTCAATATCACCATCTGAATATCCTATCGGTTCCATTCTATTTAACTTGACATTAACGACCATACCGACTGTATAATCTGTTCTTCCAAACACATTAACATTAAGTTTAGTTACATCAGCCTGTTGCAATCTAGATATTCGTTTTTGTAAAGTCTTGGCGTTGGAAACATCAGTAAAGCCATTAAATACCCCATAGTATTTTGGATAATTAATAACCATGGCATTAGAACTACTAATATT